GCACCCAGCGTCATGGCGACACCCCGCTCATCAGCACTCCCGCTGATGCTCGTTGGGTTTATCCCGTTGACTATGAGTGGGCTGACCTGATCGACGACCAGGACAAACTGCGCATGCTGATCGATCCCCAGTCTTCTTACGCTCAGAACGGTGCTTACGCACTGGGCCGCGCTATGGACGACGAGATCATCGACGCTTTCTTCGGTGCTTCCAAGACCGGCGAAAACGGTTCGACCAGCACGACCTTCCCAGCTGGCCAGCAAGTCGCTGTTGACACCGGTTCCGCTTCTGCTACCGGTCTGAACATCGCCAAGCTGCGCGCTGCTAAGAAGATCCTTCTGGCTAACGAAGTGGATGTTGACAACGAGCAACTGTTTGCTGTCATCACCGCCGAGCAGCATGATGATCTGCTGAACGAAGCTCAAGCTGTGAGCCTCGACTACAATACCCGCCCCGTGCTGGTTGACGGTCGTATCACTGCATTCATGGGCTTTAACTTCATCCATTGCGAGCGCCTCGACACGGACGGTTCGTCCTATCGTCGCGTGCCAGTCTTTGCTAAGTCTGGCGTGCATCTGGGTATGTGGAACGATATCAACACCATGATCTCCGAGCGTGCTGACAAGGGTTATGCAACCCAGGTCTACTGCAAGGGCACCTTTGGCGCTACCCGCGTCGAAGAGGGCAAGGTTGTTGAGATCAAGTGTGCTGAATAAGGAGGAATGAATCATGGCTCAAACCTACGCAACTGAAGTATCGGGTCTGTATTCGACTCCCGCCACGCAAGCTAACGGCAACGTCGTTGGTGGCCGTATGCGCCGCTATCGCGCCACTATCACCCTGGCTTCCCAGGCTGACGGTGACACCGTTGTCCTGGCTAAAGTGCCTGCTGGCTCCGTGTTTGCCTACGGCGTGATCAACGCCTCGGCTACGCTTGGCGCCTCGGCCACTGTGGCCATCGGCATCTCCGGCGCTGCTGGCAAATATCGCACTGCCGCTGTCTTTACCGCTGCTGCTCCTACGCTGTTCGGTAACGTGGCTGCTGTTGACGATAGCGCTCTGACCGCTGAAGAAGAAGTCATCCTGACTGTTGGAACCGCTGCTCTGCCTTCGAGCGGAACCTGCGTTGTGGATCTCTACTTCTCTGGTGTTTAAGTAGTAACGACCGGGGGGCTTCGGCCCCCCTGTCTCTTTTGGGAGAATCAAAATGGCATCACGCTATTACGGATGTGAACGCGGTGGCAAAAGCGATTCGGTGACTGACGGTTCGTCCAGCACCAGCAAAACGGTTGAGGTTGTAGTTGACCTGGCCGATGGCGCAAATCGCAACGAAGTCATCGAGGCTCTTGAGAACATCAAGAACTATATTCTCGCTGACCAGTGGCCTCCTGCTTAAAGGGGTAGGTCATGGCATCACAAGTTGAGATTGCCAACCGGGCACTCACCAAACTGGGAGCAGCCCGGATCATTTCTTTTGGGGACGACAATAAGCAAGCCCGTGCTGTCGCCTCTATGTTTGACATCGTGCGAGACGCTGAACTGCGCGCACATCTCTGGTCGTTCTCTGTCAAGCGCACCTCTCTGGCCGCGCTAGAGTCAACGCCTGCTTGGGGGTACGACTATGAATACCAACTACCTTCGGACTATCTTCGCCTCTTGCAAGTCAATGATGTCTACCCAGGTCCAAGTCTTGAGGATTATCGCAATTCATCCGTTGCAGAATACGTTGTCGAAGGTCGCAAAATTCTTACGAATCTTTCTGCGCCGCTGAAGATCCGTTACTGCGCACGGGTTGAAGACACAACCCAATGGGACGCCACCTTTGTTGAAGCGTTTGCATGCAAGCTTGCAATGGAAATGGCCGAGGATTTGACACAATCAAACACCAAGCGGGAGCTAGCTGCGAATGAATACAAGCAGGCGATTGTGGCTGCAATCAAGTCAGATGGCATTGAACAGCCGCCGCAGGATCTTCCAGATGACGCTTGGGTACTGTCGAGACTATGACCAAAATTTATGTCGAGCGCGAGTCACATACAACGGATGCACGGTTATTTGTACCGACTGTGCAGATGCGCGACGACACGCAGGTCATTGCTGGCGCCAATCAGCCCCTAATCGTTAGGCAAGACACAGTCCAGTCCGTCATCGACGGCATAGTGTTTTATGTGTTCAAGATGGCCCCAGCAAATGCGTTGCTGGTGTCTGGTAGCAGCATCGAATTTTTAATCACCACGGCTGTCAATCGGCCAATTGGCATTGGCTTTGTTGCTCAGTGCGGCGGCAATGCTGAGGTATATGTTTACGAGAATGTCACCGATGTGGTTGGCGGCACTTTGACTGTCCCGCTCAACCGCAACCGAGCGTCTGCCAACACCGCAGTCACCGGGGCGTTGTTAAACCCAGTAAGTTATACGCTAGGTCCAATGATCTATTCCGACCTGATTCTTGGCGGATCTGGCGGCAATGCTGCTGGCGCTACATCGTCTTCTGACTATGCCGTGTTGGCCGCAAACAAGTCGTATCTGTTTAGGCTGACCAACACCACCAATCAGGATCACACTGCAGAACTGATGGTTCAATGGATCGAAAATGGCTAAAGCATCCCCAATCCAATCGTCGTTTAACGCCGGTGAGCTGTCACCTACGCTCGAGGGCCGCGTTGACCTTGGCAAATACGGTAATGGTGTAAACCGTTGCGAGAACTTTATCCCCATGATCCAGGGGCCAGCTCGCCGCAGGTCGGGCACCAAGTTTGTAGAAGAGGTCAAAGATTCTGCCGACCGTACCTGGCTACTGCGCTTTGAGTTTAGCGAAACACAGGCATATATCCTCGAGTTTGGCGATCAGTACATTCGGTTCTATACCAACCATGGCCAGGTCGTTAGCGGTGGCTCTGCTTATGAGGTTGCCACCCCGTACACTACGGCTGATCTGACCAATGCAAATGGCACGCTGCGTTTGCGTACAGTGCAGTCAGGTGACGTGATCTACATTGTGCATCCGTCGTACCCGCCCAAAAAGCTGTCTCGCTTTGCGGCCACTAACTGGACCCTAACCAATGTCGACTTTTATGGCGGTCCATTTGAAGACATCGACCCAAACCAGACAACGACGGTATATGCGTCGGCTCAGACTGGATCGGTCACGCTTACAGCATCCTCGTCCATTTTTGTATCAACCGATGTGGGAAGTCTTTTTCTGCTCGAGGAAGAGGATCTCTCGGCCATAGCCCCATGGGATGCAGGCCAGGAGTTGTCAACATCCACGTCAGGGGCCGCAGGCGTGAACGTGAGCGGCTTGCTGCGTCGGTCTGATGGTAAGACATACAAGTGCGTCACAAGCGATTTTGCGCCCGCTAGCACGCCTCCAAAGGTCATTCGTACTGGGGGCATCAAGCCAATCCACACTAGGGGTATTGCAGCTGACGGCGACGGAAAGGCCAAGGCGCCTGCCGGTTCAGATCCCACCGTCTACAGAGAGGGAGTCGACTGGGAATATCAGGACCGTGGATATGCCTGGGTCAAGATCACTGCATACACCAGCGGCACCCAGGTGACGGCCACCGTAGTCAACCAGCTGCCGTCCGGCGTGGTTAGCTCTGGAAACACGACGACTCGTTGGTCGTTTGGCCGTTGGTCTAACACCCGTGGTTGGCCAAGCCAGGTGGCTTTCTACCGTGAGCGCCTGGTATTTGCCACCGACCAGCAGCTGGACTTTTCTGTTGCCGGCGATTTTGAGAACTTTGAGGACAAAAACGAATCCGGCGAAGTGGCAAGTGATATGGCCATCGCAATTGAAGTGGCATCCGACCAGGTCAACACCGTTGAGTGGCTGGCGCCAGGCGACGGCCTGCTAATTGGCACAGCTGGCGGCGAGTTCCTTTGTCAAGAGCTGACGACTGATGAACCGTTCGGGCCTGGCAACGTCAAGATTGCGCAACAGTCTTTGTTCGGATCTAAGTCTGTGATCCCGGTCCAGGTTGGCGAGGCCATTCTGTTTGTGCAGCGCTCTGGCCGCAAGCTGCGTGAGCTGACATACGAATTCTCCAGCAACAAGTACAAGTCCAGCGACCTGACCGTGCTGGCTGAACACATTACTCGCGGCGGCATTCAGGACATTGTTTACCAACAAGAGCCGCACAACATTGTCTGGGCTGTCCGCAATGATGGCCTGTTGTTAGGGTTTACCTTTAACCGCGAGCAGGACGTGCTTGGATGGCACAGGCACCCGCTTGGTGGCGACGGCATTGTTGAGTGTGTCGAGGTTATCCCGTGCCCGGACGGAAGCCAAGACGACCTGTGGATGATCGTTCGCAGG